ATGACGGAGAGCCAGAAGCGGGCTTACGTTATTGCCGACAATCAACTAGCCATGAACGCAGGTTGGGATACGACCTTGTTATCGTTGGAACTAGCCGACCTAAAGGAACAAGGGTTCGAGATGGACGTACTCGGATTCGACCCTAAAGAGCTAGATAAGCTGCTGGAGCCTGAGCAGGTAGATGGATTAACGGACGAGGATGCCGTACCTGAAGCCCCGGTAGAGCCTAAGACAAAGCTAGGGGATATTTATCAACTTGGCAATCATCGGTTAATGTGTGGGGATTCGTGCAGTATTACCGACATGGAAAAACTGTGCGCCGGACAGTTGATAGATATGTGGTTGACCGACCCGCCCTATAACGTAGCTTATGAGGGAAGCACCGGATTAACGATAAAAAATGACAACATGGAGGACAGTCAATTTAGGCAATTTTTGCGCGATTCGTACGTTACTGCGGACGCTGTGATGAAAGCCGGAGCTGTTTTTTACATTTGGCACGCTGATTTGGAAGGGTATAACTTCCGTGGTGCCGCTAAAGACGCTGGATGGACGGTTCGACAATGTTTAATTTGGGAAAAATCAAGCCTTGTTATGGGGCGGCAAGATTATCATTGGAAACATGAGCCTTGTCTTTATGGCTGGAAGGATGGTTCAGGACATTTATGGGCTTCAGATAGAAAGCAGACAACCATTCTGCAATTTAATAAACCGAGAAAAAACGGCGAACACCCAACGATGAAACCTGTTGAGTTGTTTGAGTATTGCCTGATGAATAACACAAAGGGCGGCGATATAGTGCTGGATAGCTTTGGTGGATCTGGTACAACGATGATTGCGGCAGAGAAACATGGAAGATATGCAAGACTAATGGAACTAGACCCTAAATACTGTGATGTAATAGTAAAGAGATGGGAAGATTTCACCGGCAAGAAAGCCGTACTGTTAGCAGACAGTTAACAGTTCCCCTTAAGAAAACAGATTATGAGCCACGAGCATATTCCTAGTGAAGAAAACAAGCGGATAGTCGAGACATCGGCAGGACTAGGCTTGCCCCATGAGCAGATAGGCGCATTGATTGGCATCGATGACAAGACGCTGCGGAAACATTATCGGACTGAGCTAGACGTAGGTAAGGCTAAAGCTAGCGCACAGATAGCCAAGACGTTGTTTAGCAAGGCTCAGGGTGGGGATACGACTGCGCTGATCTGGTGGACTAAGGCTCAGATGCGATGGGCTGAGACGCAGAAGCAAGAGGTTACTGGTGCTAATGGTGGCGCACAGGAGATGATCGTCCGATGGGGCGGGAAGGCTAAAGATGACGTACAAACAGACTAACTGCCCTATGTGCAGCGCGTTCCTAGTGAACAACAAGTGCCTGAACTGCGGATACGTTAAGTGACAGAGATAGTCATTCCCTACGAGCCGAGGGAGCAACAACTAAGCATCCATGACGCTATCGATGAGACCAGATTTACGGTCATAGTTGCTCATCGAAGAATGGGGAAAACTGTCAGCGCGATCAATCATCTCATCAAGTCAGCCATTGAGTGCGACAAGCCTGAGCCACGATTTGCCTACATTGCGCCTACTTACGGACAGGCCAAAAGGGTAGCGTGGGATTACCTTCAAAAGTACACAAGATCACTAGGAGCTACTTACAATGTATCTGAGTTACGTGCTGATTTTTGGGGGCGTAGGGTTAGTCTTTACGGGTCTGACAATCCTGATAGCTTGCGCGGTCAGTATTTTGATGGCGTGGTTATCGACGAGGTGGGCGATCAGAATCCGAGAATTTGGAACGAAATCGTCAGACCTGCTCTTTCCGACCGTCTTGGGTGGGCTTGCTTCATTGGGACTCCTAAAGGCAATAACCATTTCGCTGAACTAGCAGAAAGAGCCAAGAACGAGGACGGATGGAAATTCCTACAATTTAAGGCTAGCGAGACAGGCGTATTACCAGAGTCTGAGCTAAAAGCTGCTTACCGGGAAATTGGTGAGGAACTCTATAACCAAGAGTTCGAATGCAACTTCAATTCTGCCGTGCAGGGGAGCTACTTTGGGAAACTTATTAACGACCTTGAGAGGGATCATCATATTACTGATTTTCCTCGCGATGATCTCTGTCGTAGCTTTACTGCATGGGATCTTGGCATGGGTGACTCTACGGCTATATGGGTTGCTCAGGTGGTTGGAAAGGAAATTAGACTCCTTGATTGCGTCGAAAATCATGGGCAAGCGTTAGATTGGTACGTTAATTGGCTAAGAGACAATAAGTACGAGGGATTCACCCATATCCTGCCCCATGACGTACAGGTTCGGGAGTTAGGCACAGGAAAGAGCCGTAGAGAGGTCTTAGAGGAGGCAGGGCTAACTATAACGATTGCGCCTAGATTGTCTGTGGCTGACGGGATTCAGGCCGTTAGAAGGCTGTTGCCGAGATGCTGGTTCCATCCGAGAACTAAGCAGGGATTGGATGCCTTACGGAACTACCGCCGGGAACACGACGAGAAACGGGCAATATTCTATGAAAAGCCACTCCACGATTGGTCATCACATTTTGCGGACGGGTTCAGATACCTAGCGATAGGTCTTGACGAGGGCGATAGTTCATGGCAGACATCGTTGCCAATTTCAACGAAATGGATTGTATAATAAGCAAAACCCATAAGGATTTGCTATGAAGATGGATGAGGGTCAAATCAAGGGGATTATCGAGAATGAGATCGATAACTCCATCGGATACATTGATACCGAGACTACGGATCAGCGATCCAAAGCACTAGAGTATTACCTGCGTTATCCGTACGGTAATGAGGTAGAAGGCCGTAGCCAGATTGTTACTGGTGAGGTAGCTGAGGCTATCGACGGTGCATTACCCCAACTTATCCGGGTCTTTACGACCACCGAGGATATTGTCTCCTTTGAGCCTCAGACTCCAGAAGATGAGGAGTCCGCTAAACAGGCTACCGACTACTGTAACTGGGTGTTTTACCGTGAGAATGACGGTCTAATCATCCTGCACAACTGGTTCAAAGACGCGCTAATGATGAAGGTCGGCGTGGTCAAGGCGTACTGGGAAGCCAAAGAGGACGTTAATAAAGAGTCCTACAAGAACCTGACCGAGGACGAGCTAGCCCTATTGCTGTCTGATCCTGCCATTGAGGTAGTGAGCCAGAAGGTCGAGATGGTTGACGGTGGCGTGGATATGATGGGTATGCCTATCCAGATTCCGTACTACAGCGTCAAGGTCAAGAAGGTTAAGAAGTACGGTTGCGTCAAGATTGAGAACGTACCGCCAGAAGAATTCCTAATTAGCAAATCGGCAAGAACTATTGAGGATAGCCCGTTCGTGGCTCATCGTCGCTTGATGACTCGTTCGGAACTCATAGCGATGGGTTTCGACAAGGACATCGTAGAGGGATTGCCTAGCTATGACGATCTTCAGTTTACGACTGAGCGTATTGCTCGATTCAGTCAGGGTGAGCAGCCGGATGAGAACATCAGCCTAGACCCAACGATGCAGGTTTGCGAGGTCTACGAGTGCTACATCAAGATCGACGTTAATGGGGATGGAATCGCTGAACTGCGGAAGATTGTCTACGCTGGTAGCGAAATCCTAGATGACGAGGAATGTGACTTAGTACCGTTCCATAGCCTGTGTCCTATCCCGATTCCGCATAAGTTCTTTGGTCAGTCTCTAGCAGACCGGACGATGGACATTCAACTAATCAAGTCTACGGTTACTCGTCAGATGCTGGATAACCTGTACCTAACGAACAATGCCCGTCTGGGTGTGGTCGATGGTCAGGTCAATTTGGATGATGCTCTTAATGCAACTCCGGGTGGCATTATCCGTATGAAGTCGGCTGGTGCGATTACTCCGGTAGAGGTTCCTGCTGTAACGGCTCAGGCTTTCCCGATGCTTGAGTACATGGATAGCGTTCAGGCCAAGCGTACAGGCGTTAGCGACCAGCAGCAGGGTTTAGACCCGGATGTACTCAATAACGTGAGTGCTACGGCTATTGCGGCGATGATGAAGTCTAACTCTGGCAAGCTGGAGTTAATTGCTCGAATCTTTGCTGAGACAGGCGTAAAGTCGCTGTTTAAGGGGATTCTGCACCTATTGGGCAAGTATCAGGATCAGGCCAAGATTGTCCGCATGAGAGGTCGATTTGTAACGTTTGATCCTCGTACATGGACGAATCAGTACGATGTGGCGATTAACGTCGGTCTTGGTTCGGGTGATCGTGAGCAGAAGCTAGCCATGTTGCAGATGATCCTCGGCAAGCAAGAGCAGATTCTGACTCAGTTTGGCGCATCAAATCCTGTGGTATCTGTGGCTCAGTACCGGGATACCCTAGCGAGACTGATTGAATCGGCTGGATTCAAGGATGCTAAGGCGTTCATTAACGAGATCAGCCCGGAACAGAACGAGGCATTGTCTCAGCCACAGCCACCTGCTCCAGATGCTCAGGCTGAAGTAGCACAGATGCTGGCTCAGGTAGAGAGAGAAAAGACCGAGGCTAAGGCTCAGATTGAGGCTGCGAAACTAGGCTTGCAGAGAGAGCAACTAGAGGCTGAGTTCACCCGTAAGGGAATTGAATTGTCTATGCAGCAGGAGCGTAGTGCTTCTGAGATGCGGATTAAAGAGGCTGAGTTGGCTGTTAAACAACTACAGGCTATCTTGGCGATGGACATTGCTGACGAGGACAGCCGTAACAAACAGGCTGATATTGTCCTGAAGGCGATTAAAGAGTTAGGCAATCTGACTAAGGGTACGAATGGACAAATCCCAATGGGCTGAACATTTACTGAGGGATGAGGGCTTTCAGGCAATGATGGAAGAACTCCGGTCAGTAGAACTAAGCAGGTTTGCTATGAGTGCTGCTAGCGAGGCTAACGTAAGAGAGGATGCTTACCACCAGCTAAGGGCATTAGAGAAGATTGAGGCCTACCTTGAAGGGCTATCGGCACAGAAGCTGATAGACGAAAAGCGGCTGAAAATTTTGTAACTGAGTCGGGCAGTTCCCGATATAA